GGTCTGCCCGAACTTCCCGAGGATGGTCCGCGGCCGGAGGAAGTTGATGAAGTCGTCCATCACGTTGTAGGGGACGAGCTCACTCGCCCACCCAGCCGTCTGGGCGTTCGCCGCGCCGATGGCACCCTTCTGCTGCAGTTCGATCATTTTGATCAGCATCGGGGCATCGTCGCCGTAGTTCTGCTTGGCGAGTTCCTTGGCCTCGAACGTGTTGCCGCGGGCCATGCCCATGCACATCGCGTAGCGGGCGAAGGCGATGCCCGGCGGCAGCTTCTTGTCGACGGTGATGACGCCACGCGAGCGCGTGCCCTCATCGGGATCGGTGCCGACAATCGGCTTGGCCGTGGCCTTGTCCCGCGCCTCGGCGGCCCGCAGCCGCGTGATCTGCGCGTCGATCTTGGTGATCTCGTCGCTGATGGTGTCGTGCTCCTCGGCTTCCGCCACGTCGAGCGTGACGCCGTCCTCACCGGATTTCGTCAGGAGTTCATCGAGCCTTGCGGCTTTCGAGGCCCGCGTGGCCTCCCAGCTCGCAATCTGATCCGCAAACGTCTTCTTGGCCATTGGGCGTTCCGTGCGCTGTACGCGCGTTGAAGCCGAAACGCCGGCAGGTTTGACGGGCGGAGAAGCGCCAAACGCGGCGCGAATGGTCTGAACCGAACAATCGCCGTTCGCCGGCACGGTCACACAACTGAGCTCGTGCCAGGCCCAGCGGATGAACCGAAACCCGCCGGTTTCCTTGTTGAAGGTCTCCTCAATCGAGCGGAAGCCGATGCTCAGACCCTTGACGAGCCCGATCTTCAGCGACTCCCACGCATCGTCAAGGCGATCCTTTAGCGCACCAGGCGTGTCAGTTTTGAGGATCCGCGCCTTGATCTCGATGCCGTCCGCCTTAGTCTTGGCAGCAAAGACTTCGCCGACCGGAGACTTGGAGTCGTGCATCCACAGGAGCGGGAGCGGGAGCTTGTATTCCGCGCCGCCTGGTTCCACGATGTCCCCGTAGGAATCCGTGGTCGGCGTCGTGGCAAGGCCAGTGATGACGCGCTGATCGGCGTCGAGAGCCTTGATGGTTAGGAGTGAATAGGCGCGGTTCACGCTAGGGTATAGCGTGGGGCTCAGCAGGCGGCGACGAGGTTTATTAGGACGGAAATTACTTCAGGCGCAGCACGAGCAGTTGTCGAACCAGCATCGAGACTGAGGTGTCCTGCTGGTTGGCAATCTCCACCAACCGGTCATAGATCGGCAAGGGTAGACGAGTTGAGACGCGCTCCAACGGTTCCGCCACCCGCGGGCGGCCCGGTGGGCGGCGCACACCCTCGGGAGGCTTGTCGCTCATGGCTGATCGCCTCTGGGGGAAAAATCAGCGCAGGTTTCGGCCGATTCCAGCTTGCGCCGAAAATCGTCCAAGCCGTCATCGTCAGACTCAAATACCCAATACCCGCAGCTACATGAGAGCGCAAACGCATCACCTGGCGTCCACTCGCTGTACCCGGGCGAACTTGTAACAAACGAGACGCGCTCGCAAGACCAGCACACGCGATGCAGTACACGCGGCCCAATTGGCATGGGCTTACTAGCCGTCATCGTGGCGTCCCTCCAATGATCAGCAGTTGGTAAGCTGGCTCCTTGGCTGCCTGCCCGCGCTCCATCCGGTCAATCGCCATCACCAGAGCTACAACCCCATCGATCCGCTCCGTAGATGCCTTCTTCGACGGCTTCAGGTTGCCCGCCGCATCCGTTTCCACAGACACGTTCGAGACGCACCAGCGCAGCACCGGATCGCCGTTGTGTCGCAGCGTCCGCCCTAGGATGGCTTTCTCGAGCGCCTTCGTCGGGGCACTCAGCGACGTGAACCCCTGCCGGATTGGGACGCACGTGAACCCGTCACCCTGTAGCCGCGTCACCAGGTCAGTGGCGTTCCAAGGATCAAAGGCCACCTCGCACACGTCGAACTCTGAAGCCCACCCGTTCAACGCCTGCCGGATATACTCATAATCCACCACGTTCCCTGGCGTGGCCGTCAGGTGACCGTCCATTGACCACTGCTCGTACGGCACCCGATCCCGCAGCGATCGATCGTGGATCCGCTCCTTTGGCACGAAGAACTGGGCCAGCACGTCGAACCCGTCATCGTCGGGGAACACCGCCACGAGCGCGGTCAAGTCCTGCGTGCTCGACAGGTCCATGCCTACGTAACAGCGCCGGCCCTTCAGCGCGTGGCGATAGTCAGCGGAGGTCATGCTGCCTCAATCAACGTCACGGCCTTAACATCACGCCAGGCGAGCGATAAAAGCATCGAATCTTCGTCATCGACCGGCGCAATCCAATTACACGGAGCTAACCACCGCTCTCCGTCCGCCGTCACCCCCACAGCCGCAAGGGACGTCGTCTCTCCGTCACGCCATTGGATGCGGTACAGCCCTGACGGTAATTGCTTGCGTTCTTTGGCATTCATGCGGCACCAACCACGTTGCACGCATCCCACGAGGTCAGCGCAATCCAGCGCGACGCCTGCTCTGTCCACTGGTTGCAAAAAAGTCTTCTGAAAGTATTTTCCTGTGCTGGAATCTCCTTAGCCCGCTGACACGAAACCCGCATGTCCTCAAGACTGCGAAAGTCGCCGAGGGCGGGATTGCACTTCTTCCATTCGCGTTCGTCTGTCCAGTCGGCACCTTCTGGCATCTCGTAAAGAATCGGCAGAAAAGTCGGATCTAGAGATGGGTTTTCCTTCACACGACGAGCATGCGAGTACAACTCCCAGAGAATGGAATGCCGATCGTATCCAGCCGTGCTAATCGCCAACGTGATCGGCGCCGCCCGAGCCCCCATCGATGTCGTCAACACATCCCACAGGTCTCGATTCGGAGCGCAGTGGATTTCGTCGTAGCACAAAAAGGAAATATTCCCCCCGTGCTTGCTGTACGCCTCTGCACTGATCGCCTTGTAAACGCTCCCGCTCTTGCGATGCACGATGCGCTTTTGCGATTCCACGATTTCGCACACCGCTTCAAGTTCAGGATCGTTTCGGACCATCTTGGCCGCGATGTTGTACACAATAGCGGCTTGGTCACGGTCTGCCGCTGCGCTGATCACGACCGCTGATTCCTCACCATCACCCAACAATCCATAGAGACAAAGCGCCGCCGCAAGTTCGCTCTTGCCGTTCTTCCTAGGCAACATGAGTAAGCATGTCCGCTTCTTGCGGAGCCCGTTGGCACCAGTCTCAAATAGCGGCGCGATGATCTTCTTCTGCCACGGACGAAGGCTGAACGGCTGCCCCGCGAACGGCCCCGACGTATGTGTCAGGTTGTCCACGAACGCGATGGCCCGAGCAGACCCGGCATTCATGCGGCGATCCACGTCTTGTTGTGGACGATCAGATTGACAGTGCCCGGCTGTACGCAATATTCCCGTGCAAGTTGATTCTGCGAGACGCCGCCTGCGCGATACCGATCGCGGATAACTGCCACTTGCTCCCAGGTCAATTTCGCACGATGGGACGCACCGCCACGTTGCCGAACGCTCATCTTGCGCTTGGTCTCTGACGAATGCCGGTGCAGACACGCATACGCGGCACGCTGCTGACACCACGCGGCCGTCATCTTCCGGCCCTTGTTAGGATGGTGCTCCGGCTTGACACGCGCGAGTTTTACCTTCGGTGGGTACTTGGCTCGGATCGTCGCCGCGATCTTCGCTCTGGCCTCTGGGCTAAAGCATGCCGCCCGAGTATTAGGGTGCATAGGCTTGCCGCGATGAGCCGCTGAAATCTTGGCTCGAGCCGCAACCGTGTGCGTCTTGCCAACCCAGTACTTATTACCGCGCGACACGGCGCCAATCTTGGCGCGGGTTTCAGCATCAGCGTGTAACAGGCCGCCACCACCATCGGTATGATTGGTTAGCCGACATCCGAGCGCACGGTGCTTGGCGATGAGATCGATTTCAGCGGCATCGCTCCAAACCACGGGAACCTGCGCGATTGGCTCGATGAGCACTTGCCCACCATCCGCCTCTACACTACGGATCCAGCAAGCGGTACGTGTGCGGCCTCCATGTTGAGCACTGTAGCGGTGGGCTGAAAGTCTGCGCGCGATAGGCCAGACCGTGCGCCCGACATAGCGCACGCGCTTGACCGGATCAGCCTCACGGCTGTCGCAGAGCACGTAAATCGTGACGTTCACTTGAGAATCCCGTTCCACTTGGATTTGGGCTCCTCAACCTTCGCCTTCGGCACCTGAATCCGTGCTCGGCTGGCAGGCGTCATCCCGAAGTACTCATAGTAGGGCCGCAACGTCGAGGCGGTCTCCCGCTCAGTCCGCGACGAGAACTTGTCCGGCTCGGCATCCTTCAACAGCACCTCGGCCGCAAAGGACGCCTGGAGCTCACAGAGCGTCATAAACGCCCGGACATCCGCCGTCGTCAGGGTGCCCATCGCCAAACAAACCGGGGCCAACTCATCCCAGACCACAGCCGCACGCACCGACAACCCAGCCGGCTTCACCACTTCACCCGCCGGTGGCCGCGGTTCACGCTCATTCAACCGGCGCTGCCCTGGATTCCCACGCAGCACCTTCAACGCTGTCGGCTGAGGTCGCCTACCCGAATTTTGATTACCCATAATTTGCAGTTCGTAATATGCAGAA